GCATGAACCTTCCATTTAATTTACGAATGGGTAACACTGTTTATAATAATGTTTATGTAGGATCTAATGGAACAATTATGTTTGGAGTAAATGAAGGACAAAATTATTATTCTACTCCAACCGCCCCATCAATTTCTGTAGCAGGATATGACTGGACTACATGGAGTAATGGTTCTGGCGTAACTTACTCAACAACAACAAATACCCTTACTGTTGCCTGGGATGTGCGTCCATACCCTCAAATGACTGCAGATACTCAAATGACACAAATTAGATTTAACGCTGATGTAAACCCAACAGACGGTGCATGGGTAGCAGATGTCAGTGTTACTGGTCCTATTCCAAATGGTGCTCGTTTTAATACTCGTTCAACTACTAATGGAACAATTACTCCTATTACTGATACAAATTCTGGACCTGGATTTAATGGAACTATTAGTCAAGGTGCATCATTTACACCTACACCAGATCCTTCAACAGCAGCAATACAATCAGCAATTGATACGGCTAATGCACAAATTGCTACATTAAACTCAACAATTACAACAGTTGTTGCAGCAAATACAACAAATACAAATACAGTAATTGCTCCTATTGCAAGAGTTTCACAAAATACTGTGACTGCATTAACAACAGCAAACACAACATTAACTGCAAAAGTAGCAGATCTTGCAATTGTTTCTACAGCAGTTCAAACAGTTGTAGCAGCACCAGCAGTTATTGCAGAAGCACAAACAACAATAGATGCAGAGACTGCAAGACTAGCAGCGATTGCTGCAGAAGCAGCCAGAGTGGCAGCAGAAGCAGCCAGAGTGGCAGCAGAAGCAGATGCAGCATTGGCTGCACAACAGGCTGCAGATGCACAAGCAAGAGCCGAAAGGGCACAGGCTTTAGCAGAGCAAGCAGCCAAAGAAAAAGCAGCAGCAGAGGCTACAGCAGCAGCACAACAGGCTGCAAATGAAAAGGCTGCAGCGGAAGCAAAGGCAGCAGAGGATGCAAGGATTGCTGCTGAACAAGCAGCCAAGGAAGCACAAGCAGCAGCAGACAAAGCAGCAGAAGATGCTAAAATTCAAGCAGCAAAAGATGCACAAGCAGCAGCAGACGCTGCTAAAGCAGAAGCAGATGCAAAAGAAAAGGCTGCACAGGATGCACAAGCAGCAGCAGACGCTGCTAAAGCAGAAGCAGATGCAAAAGAAAAGGCTGCACAGGATGCTGCATTAGCAGAGCAAAAGGCTAAAGATGAGGCTGCTCAAAAAGCACAACAAGAAGCAAATGCTAAAGCCGAAGCAGATAAAGCAAAGGCTGAGGCAGATAAGATAGCAGCAGATCAGGCTGCAAAAGATCAGGCAGCAAAAGATGCTAAAGCACAGGCAGATGCTGCAATTCAAGCACAAAAAGATGCACAGGCCAAGGCTGATGCACAAAAGGCAGCGGATGATAAAGCAAAGCAGGATGCTATTGGAGTAAAACCAAATAGCCCAGATCAACTTTCAGATACAGTAGTTAAAGAAGCACCAAAAGAAGTGCTAGTTCCACACATACAACAGGACAAGCCAGGAATTGAAAATGGCGGAATAGAGTTCTTTGGAACAAAAACAGCACCTCAAGTTGTGGGGGAAGATGGAAAAATTACACCACCCGCACCTCCTCCAGGTTCAGGCCTACCAATTCCAGCAGATGCGATTACAACGCAGGATACATTTATTGGGCAACCTGGAGGAACAACATTTAATGCACCAGATATTGCAGTGCCAGTTATTGAAACTCCAGTAACTGGAACACTTGCAATAGTTCCAGGAGTGCAAGCATTAAACCATGCCTTTGTTGCTATGTCGAATATCGGAAATGATATGTCACCAGTAACAAGAAAGAAAGCAAAGAAAATATTGGTATTAACTGTAGTAGTTACTGCCATAAGAAGGAGGTTCACATCATGAAACAATTTATAAAAGACGTATCAAAAGATTTTATGTCAGAAATTTGGACATTTGTTGGATTATTTTCAGCATGGTTAGTTTTGACTGGATCTGCAAAAACAGTAATTGGAAGAGTAACTCTGGTGTCTTTTATCCTATGGATTATTACATTAAGACTACGAAACCCAAAGGAAGGGGAATAAAAATGGCAAAAGCAAAAGTAGAAGAAGTATTAGAAGAACCTACACAAGTTGGATCTGGTGCAATCGCAAGTCTTAACAATATATTTATGCGTATTATTGCAGTATTTGCAGCGTCAGGACTATCAGTAATTGGTGCAGGAGCAGTTGTTGGAATCAGCACAGTTAAGGCTGTGATTCTTGCAGGAACTCTCGGAGTTGCGACAGTAGTCGAAAGGCTTGCTCGTGGTTTCCTTGACGATGGTAAGTTGACTATTGATGAGATTAACTCAGCATTTTCAACAGTAGACAAAAAGGCTAATTAGTCATTATTGACCTTGTTTGACAGCCCTTTCTAGAGGTGATATACTTATAATATAACCTCTCTGGAAAGGGCCTTTAACTGTGACTTGTATTGCTGTTATAAAACATGAAGATAAAATTTATATGGCTGGAGATCGTGGTGCCTCAGATGATGGAACTATATTAGCACTTGATGCTCCAAAAGTTTGGAAGATTGGCCCATACTTAATTGGTTATGCTGGTTCGATGGACGGAGAAAGAATTAGATATAACTTTAAACCCTCTACGCCAAACATAAGAGATACCGATAAATTTATGCAAACAAAATTTATTAAAGAACTTCGTGAATTTTATAATGAATTTTGGGTTGATACTTCAAAAGATAGTGACCTTGGTTTAATCATTGCAGTACGTGGAAACATTTATGAACATAGTTCTGCAGACATGTCTTTATCTAAATACACATTACCATACCTTGCTATGGGTTCAGGAGCAGAGTATGCTTACGGTGTTCTATATGCAACAGATAAACAAAAAAATGCAAGGAGCAGAGTTCTTCAAGCAGTAAATGCTGCAATAAGATTTAACCCATCATGCATGGGGCCAGTTGACGTAGTGATGATTTAAGGGTATACTTATAATATGAATCATACACATGACGACTTGTCTCCAGAAGAGCAAGAGTTTAGTATTTGGTTGTCAAATGGAATTGAAAGAGGTTGGGTCACTCCTCCATATTGTAATACACATGATGGCGGATACGAGTATATGGGTGAAGAAGAAATTGAAGAATGGGACCAAGGTGGAGACCCATGTCAACATGTCGTCAGATTGATGATATCGTAAAAATAAAAAGGAATAAAATGAAGAAGATCGTAGCATTAGTAGCAGTATTATTTTCAGTTATAGTGCCTGTTCAGTCTCATGCAGCAACTAATAAATCTCTTGTAATTATTGATAGTTATTTTGATTCACGAGTTATTGGAGCAACCATTGTTTGTATTGCTTTAGATTCATGTAAGACTAATCCAACTATAATCCCATCAAGTTTAAGTGATAATATTAATCATGGTGACGCTATGGCAGATGTTGCAAAGAAACAAAATGCGTCTTTAAATCTTATTTTATTGCGTTCAGCAAATTCTTCAAATTCTGTTGTTCAAGATATGAATGGTGCAGATCTTATTCGTGCACTTATTTGGGTAAATTCAAATTCTGCAAATATTAGTGCTGTTTCTTTTTCACGCAGTATTAGTAATAACTCAAAAGTGGGAGATTGCAAGATGCCAACTACTGGATTAATTGGAACTGCATTTCAAACACCAGATGCAGCATCAGCAGAAATTGTGCGTTTAATTGGTTTGCTTAACTCTAAGGGGATTCCATTTTTTGCGTCTACAGGAAATACATCAAATAAATATGTAATTTTTCCAGGATGTCTTCCAATTACAAATTCTGTTACAACTCTTACTCAACTTTCAGATGCAAATACTGATTACAGTGGAATTATTGCAGACGGTGGAACGCTAAACTATAATGGAGTTATTTTCCCTTTAATTCCACAGACATCATCTTCTGCTACCGTTGCTGTTGCAGCAACTTGGGTATCAGGAAAAACACTTACACCTAAAACAAAGGGATATGTGACAGTACTACCATAGTGTAGTATAATGGGGTATAACTCAGTTGGTAGAGTGCCGAACTGTTAATTCGGATGTCCCAGGATCGAAACCTGGTACCCCAGCAAAGAAAAGGAATTATAAGTGTCAAAAGAACAGTTTGAGCCACTACAGCATGATTTTAATATTTGGTATAAAAGTAAAAAAGAATCTTTTTTATATATAAATGAAAGATCTCGAGTATTTCCTAGATGGCTTACAACAGAAGGAATATTAAATAATAACAATATTTTGAAACCAATAAACCTTTATGCAAAAAAATTATATCCAGGACCTAGTCTTTTATCATTAAAAAATCCAATAATTTTGCAACAAAAAACACATGCAGAAATTTTTTTATTAGACAATGATCGTGAATTTTATAATTTAGATCGACCATGGATTAGACAATACTATTTGTCAGATCAAGATTATATTTTACCAGAAAATTGTTTTCCAGGTATTTTTAGGTTTTATATTCCATGGGTTATAGACGATAATGTTGTTGTAAAAATCAAACAAGCAGATAGTTCTCCATTTTTTATTTATGAAAAAGAAATAACATTTAACAAAATTGATTCAAATATTAAAAAAATTGATCCACAATTTATTCATTTTCATTTTAAAAAAGAGGGCAGTCATATGATAGATCAATCATTTAGTAAGATTCCGAGGCAAAGCCCTATGTATAATATTGAATTTTTGGGTAATGATATAATAGGAGAGAGAGTTAGGGAGTACTATGAACAACATTAGATTCTATCCATTTAATGAACATACGGCAGGCTTTGCACCTGAACCAAAACCAGCAACAAGATTTATGCCAGAGTGGTATAGAAATCAACCAGCATCAGTTTCAGAAGAAATGGCTTTAACACAAGGAGCCAGTACTGGAACAATAAAAAGATGTATGCCAGTATTTGATATGATGACTGCTGGGTATATTCTATCAGTGCCCATGGATATTTACATTGATGCAACAAATCCACAAAAAATTGAATGGTCTGTTCCATCGTCTATGAAAAATTTTGGCATGGATATGGTTGCAACACATAGTCATGAACAAGTTTCTCATTACCCCGTTGACGGTAGAATTTATCATAAATCAATTTTTAGAATTATGCCATTTTGGTCAGTAGAAACTGATAAAGGCTATAGCACAATTTTTGTTCATCCATTTCATAGAGATCCAGTTCCATTTAAAATGTTTCCTGCTGTTGTTGATACAGATACTTTTATTTCAGATGGACATCTGTCAATGTATATTGAAAAAGATTTTAAGGGAATCATTAAGCAAGGTACCCCATTAATACAAGTTATTCCTTTTAAACGAGAAGAGTGGTCAATGAGTCTTGTTGATCATAAAGAGGCAAAAGAAACAATTCAAAAACAAAGACACTCCATCAGAAGTGCTTTTAGACATTCTTATAAAGAAAAATATAGAGCAAAGAAAGAATGGAAATGATGAATGATAATCTTAGAATATCTTTTACTCCAGCATTTTTAGAGCACGGTGGAAAACTTACTTCTCCAGAACCAGCAGTCAAACATGTTCCCGAATGGTATAAAAGTTTAGCAAAACATGATAGGTGGAATGATGATAAGTTTTTACATCCAGTAAATAATATTGGTGGTGATGGTGCAAGGGTAGCAACAAAAATGTGTATGCCTTTCATGGATTCACTTACTGCTGGATACTATTATTTATTAGAAGATGACCTTCTTGTTGAATTAGCAGAAGATGGTAGACCAACTTTATCTTGGTCTGGTGACGTTATGATTATAGATAAAAGACCAACTATAGAACTACCCGTACCAAATAATCATCACCCTATTCATTATGGATGGAGAATGAACTGGTTTTATGAAACACCGCCAGGTTATTCAGTTTTAATAACCCATCCACTTAATAGACCAGATCTTCCATTTTATACCATGTCTGGCATAGTTGAATCTGATATTTGGGGTCTTCCAGTATTTACAGCATTCTTTTTACAAAAAGGATTTCAAGGAATTATCCCTAAAGGTACTCCAATATTTCAAATAATTCCATTTAAAAGAGATAATTGGGAATTAGAAGTTGCTGCAACTCAAGAAGATTTAGACAAGCATGATTTTAAAGCAGAAAATAGAAGGTCTATGCTTTATGGTTATTACAAAAAAACTGCTTGGAGAAAAAAGTTTTTTGGTACTCTTGGTGTAAAGGAAAATGCAGATGAGTAGTTTGAATATAGAAAAAACAATAAAGGTTATTATTTATTCTTACAAAGGTAAAAAATTACAGTCAGTAATTGAAAATTTACAAAAAAACTCTTCTGGATATAATAAAATTTTTTATGACATTTGGGACCAATATCCATTATTAAGGGATACAACTATTGGAAAAATGCAAAATGTTAACTATCAACATATTTTTTGGGATCATGTCTATGGTCCGTCTAAGTATATAAATATTTCCATAGATTCATGCAAAGAAGAATATGTTTTGATTCTTTCTGACGATATTTTCCTTTTAGAAAATTGGGATGAAGTTTTTCTTAATACTATTAATGGAACCAATAATATTTTATCTGGACAAGGCAAGACCATAATCATGCAAGATGATATTTTTTTTATTAAAACATTAAATGATCATTCATTAACCGCAACTATTTCAAATTGGATAGATAAAGATTTTATTTTTTGTAAAAAATCTCAAATATCTTTAATAAAATATCCAAAATATTTAAAATATTTGGGTATCAATGAAACAATGTCAATTTTAGCATTTTGTAATAATATTAATATAGTGTCTTTACCATCGGATAGTTTTGTAAAAATTTCAGATAATACAATTGGTAAACTTTATACTCCATTTTCTATAATCCACAAATATAATGAAATGTTGCAATTAATAAAAACTGGTAAAAATAATTATATTAATTTAGATGGACTTCCAAGAACACTTCAGGACTTTACGTCTTTTCACTCATTGTCTGTAGATAGTTTAAAGTATTTGCCTTTTATTCAAGACGATGTTGATTACGATCCACATGAAATGAAGTTTGATAAACTAGATTCTAGAAAATTTATGACAAGGGTACACTATATCTCATAGTGTATAATTATATAGGAGGATAAAAATGCATAGAATAACAATTGTCGATAATTTTATAACACCTGAAGATGCTGCTGTTTTAATAAAAGAGCAAGAGTATCCAACAGAAAGAAATCCATATCCAGAGTATTATTCTAAAAGGTTTGGAGGAACATCGCTTCCCTATAACTCAATTGTTCAAGAAATAATGATTAAGTATGGCAAAAAAGCAAATCAAATACATAAAGAACTTAATGGCTTTGTTAATCCAATTTATGTGTTTAAAGGATTTGGATCGCATTGGGTAACTGGAACAAAGGGAGGATTACATCTAGATGCACAAGATCCAGAACCATTTATTGAGTTTAGCACTATAATGTATTTAAATTCAGAATCTGAATATGACGGAGGAAAAATATATTTTCCAAATCAAGCATTTGAGTATCAACCAAAACAATATTCTGCAGTATTTTTCCCTTCAGCAGGATCAGAATATATACATGGAATAACTTCGGTTACTAGAGGAGATCGATATACTGCATTGTTCATGCATACATCATTACCTGAACATGTAGATCCAGAATTTCATCCTGGATTAAATAAAAATAACTGGGAAGCACCGAGGTATCCACTTGTTAACTCATGAAATTTTAGATTTGGGAATGGTTTACTATAAAAATATTATAAAAGATCCAGTGCAACTAATTAAAGACATAGAGGATTTAGATAAGCAATATACTTTAAATCCATTTTTACAAAGTAAAACGGCAGTAAAGCCTTGGGTTCCATGGATAAATGAAAGTGCTGGAACTAATGAAATTTTTTGTTGGCAGAAATTTGTTCCACAGGTAAAAGACATTAGCCCAGATGATTTATTTAAAGAAGAACAAAAAAATATTTCATCTCAGTTATTTGGTGCTTTAGATGAAACTTTAAAACATTATTCAACACAACTATATCCATTTGCAGAAAAAAATATTAAATCTAGAGAAAAGACAATGCATTTACTTAGATACGATCAAAGTGGTTATCTTCCTGCTCATCAAGATCAGGGCGTTAGCACAAGAGTTTTGTCTGTTTTGTTATATTTAAATGATGACTATGAGGGTGGAGAAATAACCTTTAGGCATTCTAATATAACAATGAAACCAGAACCAGGAAGTGTACTTTTTTTCCCATCAAATTTTTTATATGTACATGAAGTTGCTCCAGTAACAAAAGGTCCAAGATATGCTTTGCCAAATTGGTATCATAATGTTCCAATGGAGTTGTTTAGAAATTCTACTGGAGAAGAATGAAAAAAATAATTAAAGCAATTAAATTTAAAATTTGGAAAATTAAGCATCTTAAAAAAATGAAACCAAAAGGATATACTTATTAGAATGGAAAAAATGTCTGAATCTTTAAAATATTGCCAAGGCATTATGAATAGCCTAGAATCAAGATTTACAGATCTTGACATCCCCTTTGGTCCAGATAGAATGGGAAAATCAAAAGTCGGTTATGATTTTAATTTAGATAATTTTAGATCAGACAATTTTATGCCATCTTCAGGCGATACCCCTTCTTTACTATTTGCTGGATGCTCCATGACTTTTGGATTTGGAGTAGAATTAGAAAAGACATATGCTCATAGAATATATAAGCATTTATTAAATAAAAAACAAGCACTAAGGTTTATCAATATTGCTGTTCCTGGGTATTCATCAATTCAGGCCATGCTATCAATTTTTGATTATATTGAACTATATGGAAATCCAAATACAATAGTTTTACTAATGCCACAATTAGAAAGGGATGCTGCATTTTTTTTAAATTATACTTTTGAAATTAATTATAAAAATCAAAGATCAAAAGAAGATCAAATTATGGATTTTAGCAAATATTTCCCAATGTTTTTTAGAATATATAAAACATTATATTTTTATTGCAAAGAAAATAATATAAGATTAGTAAGTAGTCATTGGCATGAAACAGATATGATATTTCAAGGAGATCGAAATTTTCCTAATTATAATGATTTTTCTATTGGATATTTTTTGCAACACAATTTTCCAGATTCTTATAAAAACCTTATAACTAAAGATTTTGATCAGCGGATGTTTAACTATGCAGAAACTAACAAAAATGAAAAAAATGTTATAATGGGTGATGATGATGACCATCCTGGGAATGCTTGGCATTATGCAATGAGTAAAAGTTTTATAAGTGAGTTTAATCTATAATGATAGTTTTAGGAATAAATGAAACATCCCACGATGCTTCGGTGTCATTGATTGAAGATGGTGAGATACTTTTTGCAGGGCATGCAGAAAGATATAGCAAACAAAAAAATGACTGGTATGTCAATGATAATTTAATAAAAGATGCTTTGCAGTACGGTAGACCAGATCATATCGCTTACTACGAAAAACCCCTTCTAAAGGCTTCTAGACTTGTTTTAAGGGGTGGTTTGGGAGATTGGAAACCTAGGTTTGAATTAAAAAATATTCCAAGAAAATCTTTTAACCATCATTATTCTCATGCTGCAGCAGGATACTATACAAGTGATTTTAATGATGCATGTATTGTAGTTTTAGATGCAATTGGTGAATATAATACTTCCACAATTTGGGTGGGTGAAGGCGATAAGATTAAACTAAAATATAAACAAAATTACCCTGTCAGTTTTGGATTATTTTATTCAGCCTTTACTCAACTCATAGGACTTATTCCAAATCAAGAAGAATACATTATGATGGGTATGGCTGCATATGGTGATTGGAAAAAATACTATAGAAAAGTTGATGACTATTTTCCTTCCTATACAAAACAAAAATATAACTTTCATAAAGGAATTACTGATTGGGGATGGATTGAATCTGAGCAAGATAAATTTGATATAGCAGCAGCAGTTCAAGTTGTGTACCAACAAAGACTTAATGATTTTATGCACATGGCATATTCAATAACTGGTAAAAAGAATTTGGTATTTATGGGTGGATGTGCACTCAACTCATCAGCCAACACATTACTATGGAATATATTTGATATGATTTGGATTATGCCAAACCCAGGAGATGCTGGAAGTTCTTTAGGAGCAGCAGCAGCACTATATGGTAAACATCTTAACTGGAAAAATCCTTATCTTGGATATGATCTTGGTGGAGAATATCCTGTTCAAAAAATTGTCGACGGTATATTAAAAGATGGAATTGTAGCAGTAGCAACAGGTAGAGCAGAGTATGGCCCAAGAGCCTTAGGCAATAGAAGTATTCTTGCTGATCCAAGAGACCCTCTAATAAAAGACAAAGTTAATTTAATTAAAAAAAGAGAATTGTTTAGACCATTTGCCCCAGTAGTCCTAGAAGAGTGTGCATCTAAATGGTTTGATATGGACTTCTCAAGCCCTTATATGCAGTATACAGTTAAGTGCCTACAGCCTGACAAGATACCATCTGTAGTCCATGCAGATGGAACATCAAGGGTGCAGACTGTAAACAGAGAACAGCATCGTGGTCTTTGGAGAACTATAAATAAATTTTATTTAGAGACTGGGGTTCCAGTTCTTCTTAATACTAGTCTTAACATTAAAGGTCAGCCACTGCTTAATGATGATTTAGATATTAAAGCATGGGAAACAACCTACAACTTTACAATTACACGCTAATATGGTATAATTAATACATATCCTATAGGAGGAAAAAATGGCTAATAAAGAACAAAGTGGCAATAAAAATAAGAAAAAAGAACCTAAGTCAACTCCACAAGAAAAAAAGATTGCAAAACAATTAAAGAAACAGGGGAAATAAAATGGGAACAGCAAATCCAGTACCACCAGTAACAGGTGCAAAAGAAGGAACCGCAGCACGATTTGTAGAAATTGCAAGATCACAAATTGGTGTAGTCGAGGGTCCAAAAGATAATGAAACAGATTTTGGTAAGTTTACAAAGCATGATGGACAACCATGGTGCGGAAGTTTTATGATGTGGTGTGGATCACAATCAAAAGTAAAGTTGTTTGATGTAGTTTCTACAATTGCGGGAGCAGATGCATATAAAAAAGCAGGAAAATGGACGGATGCAAAAGATGCAACCCCTAAGCCTGGAGATTTAATTTTCTTCCACTTTGCAGCAGAAGCAAAACCAACTGATCAGATTCAGCATGTAGGTGTTGTTGTTAAAGACAACGGAGATGGAACAATTGTAACCGTTGAAGGAAATACTAGTCCAGACTCAAAGCCTGCTGGTAGCCAAGCAAATGGCGGAGAAGTTGCTATGAATGTCCGTGGTTATAAAGTTGGTAACAAGCGTGGTAAGTGGGCAGTAGTTGTTGGATTTGGTCATCCAGTGTATGCTGGAGAATAAGTAATGGAGTCAACAAAAAAAAGTTTTTTTAAAACCATGACTTGGTATGCATCGCATTTAGTGATGGCAACATCTGTTGCTTTTATTGTTACTGGAAGTGCAAAGATGGCTGCAACAATTGCATCGCTTGAAATTGTTTGGGAGTCAGCATTATTTTTTACACATGAAAGGGCCTGGGCAAAGTTTGGGCATAAGGTGCAGTGATGCGTATTAAAATTATTAAGTTTGTTGTTAAAACACTTGGATATGAATGGGGTGGAGATCATCTTAATGCTCCCATTTGGACAGTAAAAGCAAAAAAGAAGAAGTGATATGCCAGCATATGAATATAAATGTACTGGTTTTTGCGAAGGTATAGTAGTCAAAGTTCGTTCTATTAAGGATAATGATCCTGGATATAACTGTGAAACTTGCAATTCTGCTTTAGAAAGAGTATACTCTAATGTAGGAGCAGTTTTTAATGGTAGTGGCTTTTATAGCACCGATAATAGAAAGAAGTAGTATACTATGAGTATGACCATCAACGATATTGATGTAAAACAAGATTGGTTGTTATCTCCATCAGATCGTTGCGATAGGTGTAGTGCAGAAGCATTGGTAAAAGTCACTGGAGTATCTGGTGACCTTTACTTTTGTGGACACCATTATAATATTGTAATGAATAACCCAGAAGGTTATGAAAAAATGATGGCTTTTATGTTTGAAATTATTGATGAACGAGAAAAATTAGAGAAAGAGTAAAAATGATTATTCAATTTATTGGATTACCAGGTGCAGGTAAAACTAGTATCGCTGATGCATTATGCGACAGAATTAATGGTTTACATATTAATGCAGATGATGTGAGGTCTGGAATTAATTCAGATCTTGGATTTTCAAAAGAAGACAGAGTTGAAAATGCTAGAAGGCTTGGGGAATTGGCACGTCTATTAGATAAAAAACAAGATAAGCCAGTAGTGGTTGATTTTGTTTGTCCAACAAAAGAAACTCGTGAAGCATTTGGAAATCCAGATATATTAATTTGGGTAGATACAATCTCAGAGGGAAGATTTGAAGATACAAATAAAATGTGGGAAGACCCAGAATTTTACGATATGAGAATTGAAGTAACTGGTGATGAACATGAGGATGCTTTACCCACTAGGGCCTTTAGAGTAATTAAACAATTTGGTCTTTTTGATTGGAAAGCAGATACTACCTTAATGCTTGGTAGATATCAACCTTGGCATGAAGGTCATAGAGCACTTTATGAAGAAGCCAAAAAGCGTACAGATCAAGTAGTTATTGGCGTAAGGCATACTAGTGGAATGACAGAAAAAGATCCATTACATTTTCCACAAATTGAAAGATTTATTTATCAAGATGTGGACACTGCAATTGTTCTTAAAATGCCAAACTTTACCAATATTGTTTATGGTCGTGATGTAGGATATAAAATTGAACAGGTAGATTTGGGAGCAGAAATTCATGCTATTTCAGCAACTGAAAAACGCAAGCAAATGGGAATTTAATCAAATGGAAAATTTTGGGAAAGGTATAGCAGATGCAGAAGAAAGGTTATACTTTGATGATGCTAATCGTAAACCAATTATGTGGGTATCACATGGCAGATCATTTGTAAAAGCAGTAACATGGAGAACAACTGGAACAATTGATACTTTTGTTTTATCCTATTTGATTACTGGTAAGGCCAAACTTGCTTTAGCAATTTCTGGCATGGAAATATTTACTAAAATATTTCTGTATTATGTACATGAACGAATATGGAATAAAGTGAAATGGGGAAGAAAATGAAAAAGGTATTAACAACAGCAATCATCAGTATTGCACTTATTGGGGGCACAGCCCAAGCAGCAACAAAAGCAACAACTCCTGATTGGGTAGTTCAAGATAAAAAGGTAACTCCTGGAGTTTTAAATCCATCAGTCACTCAAGCAAATATTAAAGATAATGTTTGCAAAGCAAATTGGACATCAACAATTAGACCGACAGTTGCATATACAAATAAATTAAAAACAACTCAGATGGCTGGGGATTACAAATATCTTCAAGCACAATTTGGTACAGCATCATCAGCATATGAAGAAGATCATTTAATTTCACTTCAATTAGGTGGTAATCCAACAGACCCTAAAAATCTTTGGCCTGAGCCTTATGCTGGTAACAACGCACGTAAAAAAGATGTAGTTGAGTCTGCACTTAAGCGTCTTGTTTGTGCTGGAACACTTAAGTTGGCAGATGCTCAAAAAGCCATCCTAGATTGGCCTACAGCCTATAAAAAGTATGTTGTTGCAACAGATAAGCCAGATACAAGTGATCAATAATGGGACATGTACTTTATTTCACAGCAGAATGGTGCAATCCTTGCCAGCGTACAAAACCAATTGCAGAAGAATTAAAGCGTGACGGAATAATTGATTTTGTTTTTGTAGATGCTGATTCAGAAATAGAGTTAGTTCAAAAATTTGGTGTCAAATCTATTCCAACTTATATTTTAATTGAAAGTGGCGTTGAGGTTAAAAGAATGAATGGTGCAAAAACTAAAGAGCAATTTTTGGAATTTGTAAATGGATGAAGTTGACCATACTATTGAAGATCTTATTCTACAGGGTGCCCTTGAGGTTGCTGGAATAGATATTGATACTGGAGAACCATTATATAATTTTACGGATAAATTAAAAGATGTTAGTCCAAGATTACATAATGAAAATTCCAAATATTTTACATCAGAGGTTTTATCATTATGGGAATATGGATTTATTACTATGGATGTAACCATGCAAAATCCTATGATAAGCCTAACTCCAAAATCTTTTGATAAAAAAGAAGTAGATAAGTTAGATAAACAACATCAGTATTCTTTGAAAGAAATTATAAGAATTTTAATGCAAAAGGATAGGTAATGCAATATATTATTGGGTCATTAATTACCTTGGCATCATTTTTTATTATCTTGTCAAAGATGGTAAACGTTTATGCTAAATCAATTAAAGAACCAATATTTAAAATTAGATACAGTCAAAGCCATATTCATTCAATAGTTAAACCTTTGTTGCCACCAATGTCAGAAATCAATGCTCCAAAACCTAAAAAGAATCAATCTAGAAAGCATATTAAAAAAAATAGGGTGAAAGTATTGATTATAGATCAAAAAGCATATTGGAAAAAAGATAATGTTTTATATGTGGCAGATGTTAATGAAAATGACATAGATAAAGATAATGCTGTTGTAGTTGACATAATGGCTATGGATAAGGTAGAATTAGATAAGATGTTGTTCATAGTTGATCAACTCTCAGAAGGAGATGAAAATGATAGTCGCAGTACAGGGAACGAATAGTTTTGATGACTACTCCGTTTTTCTTAGGGCAATGGGTGTAGCATTATCTAGCATGCCTGAAGGCGATAAGGAGTTTTACATCTATTCAGCAGGTCCAGCAAAAATTAATTCTATGGTTTCAGAATTTTCTAATATTTCTGAAAAAGGATTAAAATCTCGTGGTAAAAAGTTAAAAAACTATAAGGTGGCACCAAGTTGGTTAAGTGAAAATATGGATGCTGTAAACTATTTTGTTTATTTAAGCAAGCCAAAAGAATCAGTATCTAAACTTGTGTCAGAGGCTCAACTAAAGAATGTTGAAGTCGGAATTTATCGCTACTAAAAGAAAGAAATATAATGCTAATTAATACGCTTGAAAAAATGGAAAAAATTGTTTCAACAACTTCAGTCCTTTCGTGGGATGGTTGGTCAGTTGTAGAGATGTATCCTTCTGAAAAGGGTAGATCGTCTGGACAAGGGGCTTTTCGTCAGGGTAAATGGTATCTTAAGAGAACCTTTGCTCCATCACGACAAGGTTGGGAGATTCCAAATAAATATGTGAGGTAACATGAACAAGCACAAATGGAAAGATGATGCTTTGTGTCTTGATTATGATACGAACTTATTCTTTGACAAATATGAAGAAGATGAATTACTAAGACCTGCAATAGATGATTTATGCATGTCTTGTCCTGTTATAAAAGAATGTTTTTCTGTAGGGATTACCATGAAAGAATGGGGCATATGGGGTTCTGTATATCTTGAAGGTGGAGAAATATCTAGAGAATTTAATAGACATAAGGACAAAACTAAATGGGCTAGCATTTGGCAACGATTGACGATGGGGTCATAATGTATACAGACGCTATGCGTAAAGCATTTAGATCAATTACTCCACCACCAAATTTTACGGTGGAGTTAGTTGATAATGAACATTTTTTAACTTTAAGAGCAGATGCAAAACAATTTATAAATATGTACCATGATCAAAAAATTGAAGCAGCGGAATATCTTATTAGAGTAAAAAAGGCATTAGAGTCTGAAGGTGCATTGGTTATGTTAGTGAGAACTGCTTTGGAGGAAGATTCAAAATGATTAATTTTATTATTTATTTGTTATTGATGTTGGTATTTACATTTCTTATTTTAGAAAATATTAAAATTAAAAACAAATATAAAACTTCTGTTGCTGCATTATTTCAGGCATATATAGATAAGAATATTTCTGATAATATTGCACAAAAAAGTTTAGAAGAAAAATCAATTATTGAAACTACTTCAAAAGAATCGCAAGAAGGGTTTATTAATTTTTTAAATCAGTCTCGTGATTGGGCTTTTAAATATATTGAAAATACACAGGCTGTGGTTGCTAAATTTGTTAATGAGGTAGAGCCAGAATTTGTATATTTTGATAAATATGGTCATCCAATGGGACTTAAGCCCAATTATGATTCGATGGTAAGAATTTCTGCAGCCTTTAAAGAACTAAAAACTGTGCTTCCAGACCCAGAAAGGTCAGAAGAATCTGATACACTAGGGTAATGGAAACTATTCGATTTAAATCGTCAGAAGATATGGTTTTAGAAGCCTTTTATTCTTGTCGTATTTTAAATTGTAACAATGAAGCAGAAAAATTATATGCAACGGAATCTAATATAATTGACATATGTCAAGAACACTATAACAAGTTAAAAGAAAAGGAATAAAATGAAAGATATCTTTTTATCAACACTAACAGGTTTTGGATGTGGCGTAGTTTTCGCAGCATTCAAATTGCCAGTACCAGCACCACCAGTTTTTGCGGGAGTCGCAGGAATTATTGGTCTATGGATTGGTTTTACAATACTAACAAACGTAATATCCTAGGAGGAAAATTATGAATACAAAACAACTACAAGCAATGTTAGCATCATACGCAAGATCAGTATTGGGAGCAGGAATTGCCTTATACATGTCTGGAGTAACAGATCCAAAGACTCTTGCATATTCATTGGTAGCAGCAGTTGCACCAGTGGCGTTGAGAGCACTTAATCCAAATGATACCGCATTTGGCCGATTGCCAGATGTAGCAGAAGTAGAGGCTGCAGTTAAAAAGGCAACAGTTAAGCAAGCACCTTCAAAAAAGCCAGTAACAAAAAAGTAATAAAAAAGAGGGGAAGCCTTAATTGGCTTCCCCTTTTATTTTATAGTAAATTTTTACTAAGATTTGTTTCCAAAATCTATATCAAAAACATATCCTAATTCTGATGTGTATGGAAAATCAATAATTTGACTTCTTTTTTCTCTTTCTCTATTTGTAATTTCATTAAAAAATGAAACAATAGTATATCTTACGCCAGAAATAATTGGATGAATAACATGCTCGTGACTATAATCAGATGGGAATAAAAATAATTGTCCCGCTTTGGGCTTAATCTTTATACCAAAATGAATAAACTCTAACTCTCCACCTTCATAGTCATCATTAGGATAGTAAACCATAGACACTGTTCTTGGAGTGCCAAAAGTATTATCAACATGAGCAGAGAACCATTCTCCTGGCTCATATCTAGAAATTCTCATAGACTCTCTAGACTTTGGATCCAAATCCCAATGCCATAAATATGAATCAACAACTTCTTCTAATTCTTGTTTAAAAATGGGATCATTGTATACCCAACACGATGTAGAACGCTTTCCATTACCTTCGTGATAATAATCTTCACGAATCCATTTGATGCCATTTTCTTCTTTTTTTAACCAATACTCATCTGTTTCAAGTTTTTTCATAAATTCCATACCATTGGGCCAAACATCATATATAAACAATCCTGGCAATGGCGATGTAAAATTAAACTTATTTCTTTTTCGGCTTTCCGTAAAGCCATTTTTCATATTTTCATATTTTTGCGGATCCATAATTCCTCCTAATGGTGTATAATAAGTATATCATAGTTAGGGGAAACGTAATGATTTTAGATCCTATTTCAGAAAAAATTGGAACTGGTCCAGAAAATATTCGTGTAATAGAAAATTTTATTGAAGAAGAAGATAGGCTTGCTCTTTTAGAATTTTGTAAAAAATATGATGGTGATAAAATCACAGATAGATTTTATCCAATTCATGTAACTAATGAGATCAAAGCAATTCAAATAAAATATACAAGAAAAATGTTTGATAGCATTACGGAATTTTATAAAGATAAAAGTCCAGTGTTATACCCTAGACTTCCAGAAAAAGATGATGATTTAACGTTTATACCAGATAAATGGTCTCATTTAGCATCTTTCTTGTGTCATCCACCTACATCTTTTATGCATCCGCATGTCGATATCGTCGGGTACGTTCAAGTAGAGGGTGTAGATGTTCCAGATTATAAAGAAAGATGGACTGGACATCTATCATCTGTTATTTATTTAAATGATAATTATGAGGGAGGAGAACTTATATTCCCTGATAGAGATATAGAAATTAAACCTAAGGCGGGAATGTTTATTGGTTTTCCAGGAAATAAACACTACATGCATGGAGTAAAAGAAGTTATAGGTTCAGATAGGTATACATTTTCATTGTGGGCACGATTTGAAGAAGCCTATAAGCATGATAT